GTAATTTTTTAATAGAAATAGCAGATGATAAGATAGTTGTTACCCATACAACCCCTGGAAGTGGTGAAATTGTCGGTTGCTATTCTGGGAAAAATCCTTTGAAAATGATTAAAGAAATTTGTGCTGCATCCCCTTCGGTGTGTCCAGATCATGCAGGATATTTAGGTATGGAATTACAAAAAGCCAGTGAGTGTTTAACAAACGGTATTGAATACATCCAGGATAGGTGAATAATGATTACTTACCAAAGACCAACATGGGATGAATATTTCCTCATGTTGGCTAAATTAGCCGCAACTCGCTCAACTTGTCTTGCTTTTCCAGTTGGTGCTGTAATTGTTAAAAATAAGCAAGTTGTAGCCACAGGTTATAATGGTTCACCGTCAGGCTCGGCTCATTGTATAACCCAAGGATACTGTTATCCAGGCTTAAATAGCTGTGATGCTAGTAAAATACTACCATCAAGGGCTGTACACGCAGAAGCAAATGCGATCGCTCAAGCCTCAAAGTATGGTATATCTACAGATGGATCAAGTATATACGTAACATTAGAACCCTGTTTATCTTGTTTGAAGTTAATTATCTCCGCTGGAATTAAAGAAGTATTTTATGAAACTTCTTTTAATAGTGGAGAAAAAGCTTTAGTTAGAGATTCTTTTGTTAACGAAGGTTTAGTTACAATTAAGCAAGTTCAACTTTCTGAAAATATAGCCAAAAAAGCTGCTTCTATCTTTATGGAAGGTGGGTTAAATTATGGCTAGTTGGGTGAGATGGAGTAAAAAGGAAGATGAAATATTAGAGGAATATGTAGGATTCCACAGCCCTGAAGACATATCTCTAATATTAAAAAAACAGGGATTTAATAGAACTCCAGAAGCCGTTAGATCAAGGTTTAAGGTTTTAAAAATATCTTACGCAAGAGAGTTTGATGATCTATCTCTTTCCAGGATAGGAAAATTATTAGGAGTAAGCCGTAGCACAACATCTTCTTGGCATAGGACAGGAAAAATAAAAGGTAAACCTTTAGGGAAGGGTAGGGAAATTGTTGTAAAATATGAAGAAGTGAGGAATTTTTTAAAGAAATATTCCCAGAAACTTAAAACTGTTTTAGACAAAGACGGATTAAACTTTTTCTTAGGAGGAGAATAGAACCTTATGCTTTACTTTTACGCTTACCTTATTTTTGGATTAGGTTTTACTTTCCATGCAGCCTTGAATGATTTTTCTAATTTAATCTCAACCCCGATAAAATCATTCTTCTACCTACTTGCACTCATCGCCTTTTACCCAATCTTTGCTATTTACGGGATTTATCTCAGAGTATTCACGCCCTAAACCCTTGTTTTTTAACTTTTAACTTACTACTTGACGACGATATAGGAAGTGTGTAAAAATTCTTTTATATCGTCGTCAAGTTTTTTTTAAAATGAAAGCCAAAAAAGAGCCTTGGATTATTGTCACAGAAAAGAACGGTAATGTTCATAGATTTAATTATTACACCATTTGTAGTTTACACAACATAAAAGAGGATGTGGTTCTTACGCAAACTAATGGGAAGTCACATACATTCGTTGGCGATGCTGCTAAGAGTTGTTTAGAACAATGGGAAAGAATTGTAAATAAAGAGGAAAATTAAGGACGAAACTCCTGTTTTAAGCTTAAATTAAGCTCAAAAACGTCATTACCCTTAAATATCCAATTCCACTCTAAACAACTCCATAATTGGGAGTTAAAGTTAAATGGCGCACCATTTCTGGAAGTTAAAAACTCTTCAATTTCTTCATAATCATCCCTTGTTACTGCCATTACTTTAGCTTCTTGCATTTCCCTAACTAAGTTTAGTTGAAAATTAGTCCCCCTTAATTCAGTCCCGCCCTTACGCCTATCTGCGTTTGTGGCGGGACTTTGCTTTAGGGATAGGGGATTCTCCCAAGTTAAAACAAAACTTTGTGGTGCTGTGGGGTATACTGGCATAAAATTTAAAAAATAGGTAAGGTTATGGACATTAAGAAGAGGAATGAGGAAATTAAGGGGTGCGTAGGATTAATAATTCTAATGAGCTTGGTATTTTTCATTAAAGGTGTTGTAGATGGGGATATTAACCTCAATCCTCCTACGAGAGTAATCAAGATTGAGGTTAATGAAAGATAAATTACCTATCATATAAACCACCTCTGTTTAAGCTACCTCCAGGACGACGCTCTTGCTTGATTGTCTCTTGGATTTTTGCTTCTAAAGCTTTTTCAAACAAGGCTTTGTTAATGTTGCCGTTGCCACCCTCGCTATTATTAATGTTCACGTTAGGCGTAATGTTAATCGTATCTCCACTTCTTCCTACGTTATTAATATTCCCTAAACCTTCACCTATCATACCGCCGCTACTGAAACTCTCCAATTTATTACTACTGTTTAGTTGATTCCATAACTTAGTTTCTTTTGGAGTTAAAACCCGTTCACCTTCGTTAGCGATAATTAAGCGTGGGTTAAACCCACTTATCGCCCTTTCCTTGTTTAATAAATCCCCAACCATTCCGCCTTTAGCAAAACTAGGGAGCGTAGCTGAACCAAAGTCTAATCCGCCGTCTAAACCACCTAAGCTAAAACCATCGCTAAAGTCAAATGCTCCGCTAGAACTAAATGGGATTGCGCTACTGCCTTCGAGTATTCCAAAACTACTCTCTCCAAACGCTCCAAAAATACTATCTAGCACTCCGCCATCTTTGCTACCTGCGCCCATAATATTTTGCAAGGCTAAAGCCGCTTGTTGTAGCATTGTAGCGGACACACTTAGATTAGCTCCCGCGTTATTTAAAGCGATCGCGCCCACGTCTTTAGCTTTATTGCCAAAAATAATTTCAGTTAATTTACCAAATAGTTGGTTAGACAGTTCCTTACTTGCAACAGCAGCTAAATTGCTTAAAATACTTTTTGCAATCTCGCTAAAAGCATCGACTATACTTCTTTTACTCAACTCCGTCTTTTTCTTTTCTAAGTCTCTCTGCGCTCTATCTAATTCTTTTAGTTGTTTGTTATTGCCAGAATTTTGGTATGCGTTTCTTACTTCCTGAATATTACCGGACGTATTCATTATAATGTCGCGGCGTTTCTTAGCAATCTCATCTAGGGATTTATTAATATCCTGTAAATCGCCAGCGTTTTTATTAACAGAGTCGTTCATGAAAAATCCCTTTAGGATATTGTCAAAATCTCCTTTAATTCCGCTAATAGCCTCGGTGAACATATTAAATTCTTTCGCAACATTGTCTAGTTTTAACTCGTTTAGCTTAAGTAAATTTTCACTAAGTACAGATATTTCTTCTGCTGAATAATTACTTGATAATCCTAGTTTAGCTATTTCGTTTTTTTCCTTCTCAAAATCCATCTTAATTTGTGATAAAAGCTGTGCTTTTTGCAATTCCTTGTCTCTAACTCCGAACAAACCCCGACCTCTTATTATCTCGGAAGAAATTGCACTACCGGATGAATTTAATTTTTCCATCCTGCCGAGTTCAATGCCTCTATTTGTAATCGGCGCGAGCTTAGTTTGGTAAGAATTTTCTGCGTCAAGGTTAGATTTTTCTTTTCCGTAATTACGGAAAGCTTTTAGTCGTTCTATTAATTTTTCTTGTGGACTAAGTAAGGTGTTACCTTGAATTTCCAATAATTGTTTCTTGTAAGCATTAGTTAGCTCGTTAGTTTTTATTGTTAATTCATTGGTTAAGCTGACTAAACTAACCATCCCATCCTTATTGTCAATCGCAAACCGTTCATTGTCTAGTTGCAATGATTTCATTTGCGAGGCTTGGATAGTTTGCGATTTAGTTAATTCGTCGTTAGCTTGCTTAATTCGCTTAACTGTATCGGCATAATTAAAGTTAAGATCAACGCCCTCTCTTTTAACAGAATTAACATTGAGAATGGCTTTAAATTCCTTCTGAAAAGCTGCTTCACTCATGTTACCGCCCTTACCTCCGCCATCATAATAACGTCTTTGGAGGTCTAGTAATTGTTGGTATTGGTCACGGGTTAATTCTAGTAAGCTAATATTTCTTTGAAGTGATGGAATTTTTAAAACCAACGGATTTAGCGGGTCAATTTCCTCAAGTTTTTGAACTAACTGTAACTGTTGTTGTAGTTGTTCAATAACTTTTGATTGTTGCGATATATCCCGCTCGCTTAATCTGAAAAACTCTTTTTTGTCAAAATCTTTCATTGACGCTTTGAGGATGCTATCAATATTGGATTTTAAAAATTTCAAGCTATTTTTAGCTTCTGCATTTTTAAAAGCTGTAGCTTTAAAACTTAGATCGTTTGTCTGGATTGCGGCTGCGGCTAATCTCGGATCATTAGGAAATCTCTTCATTGCCAGATTAAATGCGGCTTGTAAGTCCGGTTTTTGCGCGATCGCTCCATCCGTTTCTCTAACAATTTGCTCTAACAACTCAACATCTTTCTCTAATTTGCGGCGTAATTCATTAAATTGGAGACTAAACATATCCGCATTACTCATGTTAGGAGATAAACCTTTTAACACCGTTATTCTAGTCCCTAGAGTAGAATCTTTCGTACTGCTGATGTCTCCTATCGCGGTTTTTTGAGAGGACATAATAAGCCTGTAAGCCTCTAGCCTTTGTTTTAGCTCATTTTCTCTGATTTGTTCAGGATTTAGGTTGCTGTTAGTTTGATTAGTTTGATATTGTTGGGCAGCGGTGTTTAATTTAAGTCTACTAGCTTGTGTTACCGCTTCCTGCATTTGGTTGGGTTGAATACTTCCGCCTTGCATAACAATCTGCACCAATTGTCGCGCTGTATTGCCGTACCGATTTTCTGCTTTGGGGAGGTAATTACCTAGCGTAATATCACCATCCCCTACTCCTAATGATGCGTTAGGATTTCCCGCAAAAACGGTAGATAAAACTTTTCGGAAGGAGTCTAGCTTTTGCCCTCTACTGTTCTGTTTTAAGTATTTCTGAACAAAGACTAATTGCTCTTGTGGACTCATTTGAGACAGAGCATCTATGTTTGTACCCAGTCCTCTAGCCGTAGCGGGCATGAACTGAATTAAACCTGTTGCGTTTGTGCGTTTGTTCCTAGCAGATGGCGAAAGTGTACCACCTGTTTCATACAGCATCGTTTTAAGCAGGTCTTCAGGGTTTGCTCCTACGCTTTGAGCTATTTCGCTAACGCTTTGCAGGAACTTGGTATCTATACGTGGATCTAGCCCTGGAACAAGCGGAACTGATTGGCGTTGTTTAGCAATGGGTTCGATTACCGATATCAAACCTTCTGCCGCTTTTAATGCGTAAGGTGTAATAGCTTTTTCGTAAGCACTAAAATCGCCTGTTTTCACACCTTCTTCAATCAAGGTTGTAAGAGTTGAATTTAATCTATCCAACTCTAGTATAGAAATTCCCTTGTCAATAGCTCCCAAGTGTTCATCAGGGTTTTTTCTAACGTCTTTACCACCCACACCCCAAAAATAACTAAATGCTCCAAATTTGTTTGCTAAACCAACATCCATTGGATTCAAATATTTACCAGACGGATCGTATTTACCCCCTGGAATTACGCCGGATTTACCCCCTTTAGGGTCATCAAAATGTAGTTCTAACGCATAAGCATTTTTGCTTTTCTCTAACTTAGCAAGTTCCGTTTGATAATCTTTTCTGGCTTGATCCCCTCTAGCTGACGGTAGTGGGGGTGGCTGAATGAGTTTAAACCCTTTTTGAGCAAAGACTCGCTCGAATACCTTGACGGCTTGCTCAGTCCCAATAGATTCAATAGTTCTATTTTCGCCTTTGTAGTTTAAACTTCCTGTTTGATTTGTTCCGCCTGTACCTGTTTTGATGTCTAGTCTGTGTCCAGGGGTTAGTATTATTGATTTTGTTGGCTGTTGTTGAGGCATCGGCCAATCTGCTACCCTGTTCAGCATCTTGTTGTCTTGTGTGGTATCAACAACCTTTTTGGTTGTATCCAATTTAATCCCAGGTACTTTAAAAGTTTTACCTAACTGGGTAGTTGGGTTTATCCTTTGACCGTTGATCGTTACCTCCCAATGTAAATGCGATCCTGTGCCACGCCCAGTGCTTCCAACTTTACCTATTACATCACCTTGCTGTACAACGTCCCCAACCTTTTTAAGTAATTCAGATAAGTGAAAAAAGCGGTTTACAACTTTTTTACCTTCTGCGGTGATGGTTTCAACTTCGACCATATTGCCCGCACCACCATTCCAACCACCTTTAGATGTGATAACCGTGCCTGTCAGTGGTGCTTTAATTGGTGTTCCTGTAGCGTCTTCAAAATCAACACCGTTGTGCATTTTTCTAGTGCCGTCCAATGGGTCTGTACGCATTCCGTACTTAGATGTTACGCGCCCCGGCGTAGGTCTAAGCAAAGTTTGATTAACAGTCTGTAAATTATCCAATCCGTAGAACTTTTTGACAGCCCCTAACGGATTACTAACGAACTCTTTAGCACCCTGCTCTAACTGTTGCCCAGCTTTTTCCCCAAACACCGTGCTAACCGCCGATTGAACACCGCCCGCTAAATTTTGTAACAAGCCTTGTCCGGTATACAGGGAAGCTAACCAGTTGGAGGTTTTTATTCCCATATCAGCGATCGCAGTCCCCACGCGATCAAAGCCGTTCTCAAAAGACTTAACTAAATCTGCAAACTTAGTACCAAGACCTTCTATCCATGAGTTGCTAGTTTTACTTAAGTCTTTAATACTATCTTCAGCTTTTTTAGTTGCGTCTACAACACTGTTAGATAAGTTATTTATATTCTTATTAATTTCATCAACCGTCCTGTTTACGTTTTTAAGACTGAGATTAAAGTTATCGGCAATACTAGAATCTATCGGGATAATTTTTCCTGGTAAACTCCGTTGTAGTTCTATAGCTTGTAGCTGAATATCTTGGACGTTATTCTGGTAGTCAATCCTCTGTTTTCTTGCTTCTAGTTGTTGTTTCTCTATTTCGGTTGTTTGGGAAATTACATTAATAATTCCCTCAATAAACTGAGTGTAGATATTGTCCCCAGCACCAATTAAAGCCTCTCTAAGTTTATTCTGTACTTTAGAGTTTTCAAAGGTCTTTTGTGCTTTCTCAAATTCAATACCCACAGCTTGAGATTCTCGAACGGCTGCGCGATAATAGTCGGTGACTTGCTTTGTTTGTTGGTAGAGGCTTTGGATTAAGTTATATTTCTGCTCTGCAATTTGTTGTTGCATATCAACAGTTTGGATTTGCATTTCCTTAACTTTTATAAAGCCACTTAAAATCTCTTTTTCTTTACTTCCATCAATACTTCTTTCTTGTGCAGCCTTTAAGGTGTCTATACCGCTTCTTTTATTTAAATTAAGGGCGTTTAAGACTCCATCTAAATCATTAACTTCCAATTGAGCGGACATCTCTTGGATTTGTTTTAAATTATCGGCAATTTTACCAGTCAGAGTGGCTTGAGTTTTTAAGTTGTTCGTATATTCCAGTTGCCCTGGTAAAACGTCCCCACTGCTGCCAAGATTAAATAAATTAGTTTTCTCTAAACTTAATGCTGTATCTCTATATTGTCTTAGATCGTTAAACTTAGCTTCTAAGTTCCTTATTTCAATTGCAAATTTTTGCATTTCTGTTAAGGAATTTTTAATAGCCTTAGTCATCTTGTCTTGTTCTTGAATAACTGTGGCTAAATCTTGTTCAGTTACCTTAATTATTTTATTAATTTGTTCAATTTCACTTTGATAAAGTTTGGGATTTTTCTTTAGTTCTTCCCAATACTCCAAATAAGTTTTTAAAGTTTCTACTTGTTTGTCTAAATTAGCTTTAGTTCCGCCAAACAATTCTAAGGGCTTTTCTCTTCTTTGACTTAATTCTTTTTCTTGTTCTTGCAGTTCTCTTAATTGTTGAATGTCGCCAGGATTGTTAGCAATAACAGCCCGACGCTTCATTTTAATATCATCCAAAGATTTATCAATGGCTTGAATTTCTTGGATAGCATCTTGTATAGCAGGAGAGTTACTATCTTTCAAAATATCGAAAGTGTTTTGTTGCCCAATAGTTGTTTGTTTGGCACTATCCTTCATTTGTTTTATTAGTTTTTTTGTATCGTTATCAAATGGGTTAAGCGTAAATCTTTCTCTAAATGCTGAAAAGTCATCACGGCTAACTTTAGAGGATGGATTTAATAATTTTCTTTGTTCATTAATAGACTGAGTAACGTTTCTAGTCTGTTCGCCAATTGCGCCGCTGTTATCCTTGAAATTCATCATTATTTCATCAATAGCTTTCATCGCCATTGATAAAACAAACATCTGAGCGGCTAAAGTTGCAATACTTTGACCCATCCCCAGCAATGCACCCTTAGCCCCTCCCGCAGAAGAGGAAATTCCTTTTAAATACGTCGCAAACATTAACCAAACAGGACTTCCTAATTTAATTAAGGTAATCAGTAAGACACTTTTTAAGAGTTGGAAATTCTTAGTTACTAAATCTATACCAGACGCAAAAACACTTAAAGAAAAGTTTCTGAAAGGCAGTAAAGTTTTACCAATACTTTCCTGTAACTCAATTAAGGAATTATTGAATTTATTAGTTATCGCCACTGAAGAATTAACGGCATCTCCTACACCTGATGAAGTTTGCGCTTTTAATTGTTGAGCAAATTTTGGCAAAAAGTCCTCAGCTAAAACCCTGCCTGTACTTAATAATTGGTTCATGGACTGGGTGGTTGTTCCGTAAGCGTTTGCGGCGATTTGCGAAGCGTTGGGGATTGCTTCAGCGAGTTGTTGTCTTAATTCCTCTTGAGATACAACCGTTTTTCCAGACATTTGCTCAAGCGCGGTAAAAGTCCTTTGCTGCTTGTCTAAATCTAAACCATAGACAGCCGAAGCTTGAGTGACTGCGCTAACGATCTGGCGAGATTGATAGCCTTCTATGGGAGTATCCTTAGTTGCCTGGAAGAATTTACTGCCACTTTCTAAAGTTTGGCTTAAGTCAACGTTGAGTCTTTTTGCTTCCGATCTTAAAAATGCAATATTTTTAGCACCCTCTGAAATGCTTCCAGAAGTGAACTTAATCCGTCTTTCTAAATTCTCAAAGTTAGCGGCGACTTCTATGCTTGCGGGAGCTAAATCTAAGATAATTTTCCCTACGGCCAACAAAGCTAGGACTTTAACAACATTACCTATAGAAGATTTAACAAAGTCCATCATCTCGCCAAATTTCTGGACTTTACTCATTCCCTCTACAAAACTATCAAAAGCCACCTTAGCCTGGATGAACCCTTCCTTAATTTTTTCTGGCATCTTAAGGAAATCTACAAATAATTCCTTAGCTGCAACAATACCGTTAGCTAACCCCTCGCCTAATGCTGCCGATACGTTAGGATTGGCGATTTCCTTAAGGAAATCTAAATAACCCTTAAATCTTTCCTTAGCTTCCTTAAATCCTGGGATACTTCCTAATCCTTTACTAAAGCCTCGGCTTAATCTTTCTTTATCTTTTTCTACGTCAGATGTAATTGTGCCATTTTCTACAGATTCTTTAATTCTGTTTATTTGTCTAATGAGCGATGGAATTATGCCATTGTTACCACCTTCTAAGAATTGCAGACCCTTAGTGAAACCTTCACCTACATATTTGCCCAACATTATGCCAAGTCTTACAAATGACTGGGAATTTTTCTTTACGCCATTTTCTATCGTAGATTGTGGAACTTGGGGAATACCATTTGGTAGGAATGGGGGTAGTTGGGGCGCAATACCCCTTGGTGTTGTATTAGATATTGGGAAGGATATGGATTGAGGAACTTGGGGGGGTAAATAAGCTGGGGGAATAGAAGAAGTGTTTGGAAGTCCAGGGCTTGTGCCGCTTCTTGTTGTGCCAGGGATGGTATAGGATAATGGTGGGTTTTGATGAGATTGTGGTGAACTCCAAGGATCGGGAGTTATGGGAAAAACTCTCTTTTGGTTTGTACTTACAATGTTGGGGAGTCCGTGACCCGCAGGAGTGTTCCAAGGATCGGGTATGCCATTTATCATTCCCGCAGCGCGTCTTCTTTTGCGCTCATTCTCTATTGCTGCACGTATTACGGCACTTGAGATTGTTCTAGTAGAAGGTTCGTAAGAAGTAGGAAGAATTGGAAAGGAGCTAGTGCTAGGGAATGGCTTAGGTAAAGTAGCGTAATTAAATTTAGTTGGAGAAATACCCTCTATCCCCTTCCTCATTTCGCTTATTTTCGAGGCGATGATTGTTTTAAATCTATTTAAGGATTCGTCCGCACCCGTCCCCATAGCATTGCCTATATTTTGACCAGTTCTAATAGCCCATCTTGAGGGTGATTTAATTTCTAATTTTTCTTCTACTGTATCTATTACTGTATTTGCTAATTTTTCAGAAGATGTACGTAAATCTTTTAATGAACTTTCCAAACCTTCGGTCATGCCCGCACCTACATTTTCGCCATACCCCTCCATTACTTTAGATGGAGATTGCATTTTTAATTTTTCTGTAACTACGTCAGGTACTATATCTGCTAATTTTTCAGCCGCAGTGCGTAAATCACCTATGCTATTTTTTACACCTTCACTTACGCCCGCTCCTATATTTTCGCCAATTCTAACTCCTCCATGCAACGCACTTATTCTCGCTGCTTTATTTTGAACAGAAGTTATTTGTGATAAAGAATTGCTTAGTTGTGAACTCTCTCTGCTTTTTGCAAAATTAGGATCTATTCCTGCACTATTTCTTAATTTTGTTATATCAGCTTTGGCTTTATCTCCATACTGCTTAATCGCCGCAGATAACTCAATAACTGGAGCGAAGTTACCAGTTGTTTCTGCATCTTTTAACAGGGATCTTAGTTTAGCGAAATTAGCATTAAATTTAGCGGCTAATTCTTGCGCTGATTTTACCGCAAGTTTGGCTTTTTCTGACACCTCAATATCTTTACCGGATGTAGATTGAGTAACTGGGTTAACTCTAGTTACTTGATATCCGTTGGGGGTTGCGCTTACGGATGTAGATTGAGTAACTGGGTTAACTTTAATTACTTGATATCCCTTGGGGATTGTGCTTACTGGAGTTGGAGTATAAGATTTTTCAACAGTATAAGTTGGTAAAATGGCCGTTGGTTTAAATTGTGGTAAATCCCCAACAGTTTCTTGCAGTAACGATTTGCCCGAATAACCTATCGGTATTTCTTTAGCAGGATTTAGCGGTATAAGTAACGAAGGATCTATTTGCCTAGCTTCGGGTATGGGCAGGGCTTTTTTGTACCCTTTCTTTATACTGTTCCTTATTTTGTTAGCATCTAATATTCCCCACAATGAAACGTCTATTAAAGCTCTTTGAATAGTTGTCGCCTCATCCTCAGCTTTCTGCTTGGCAGAGGGCATAGTTGTGGATATACCTAAATCAATTGCTGATATTTTCCCAGGATCTACTTTGTTTGTTACTGGATCGATTTTATAGTCTTTAAAAAATACATTGGCGGAAGCTAGATCGTTATGAACAACACCCATGTCTTGCATAGCCCTACCCAAACTTCCGACATAACGATAGAACTGTGAAAATATTTCATTAAATTGCTTTATATCCTTTCGGATTTGTCTGTCTAATAATTTGTTGGCGTTTTCTAAATCCTCTATAGCTTTTTTTATTTCTTTCCTTCTCTCAGGGTTTTTTTCGTTTTCTAATTCATTTTCTAATTTCGCTATCCTTGGTTTTGTCTCTTTCTTTAACTTTGCTTGTTCTTCTTTCGAGGCTCTTATGGGTGCTGCATAGTCCTCCATAATTTTCTTCAAGTCCCTCCCTTCTATTTTTTCTACAATCATAGATTCTTTTTCGTTCGCCGCATAAAGTAACGGGGCGTATCTGCCCTGTAGTCTTTCATAAGCTTTAACTTCCTGTTTTGATGCTATTTTTTTTGCACCTTCAGGATCTAAATCAGTTTTGTAAACCAATTTATCGGTTATCAAAGCCATAGCTCCAGACCATCCATGACCTACAGCTTTAATTTCTTTAGCGTCCGGCATCATCGGAGCTATAGTTTTAAGCATTTTATTAAACCCTAAAATTGACGCTGGGTGTTCTCTCATAGCATCCGAAATCGGTAGTTTTTTTAAGTTTAAATTTTCTTCAAAGTATTCCGATAAATTGCGAAACTCAGGACTTTGCTCAGAAGCATACTTTGGTATTTTTTCTGACCCTGGAATTGTCGGTAAATACTCAATTTTATCTAAAAAGTCAGGCGATATATTTCCTTTGGTTTTAATAAATTCTTCTTGTAACGACAGAATTACTTTAAATCCTTGAACGATTTTTTTTCCGTACTCTTCAAACTGTTTTTGTGATTCAAACCAAGGAATTGTTGCTATAGACAAATCTCGCTTGCGTTCCGCAACTTTGCCAACGTTCAGTCCGCCAGCCCACCAACCCTTATCAGGGATTGCTTTATTTTCTTTAAAAGTTTGAATAGACTCATTAATGCCACTAACTTCATCCACATACCTCATAAATCCGGGATCGGTAACATTATCCGGGAACTTAATCTTTTCCATAACGTCGGTTTTGAGATTTTCGGTAGGCAAATAATCAATCTTGTCTAAAAATTTTGGCGATATATTGCCGTGAGTTCTAACAAACTCTTCTTGCAGTTTTGCAACAATTTCAAGCCCTTTAATTATTTCTCTTCCGTATTCCTCGAACTGTTTTTGTGATTTAAACCAAGGGATAGTTTTTTGTGAAAGTTCTTGGTTTCTTGCAGCAACATCTTCTCTTTTCAAACCACCTGCGAAGTAAGCTCCTGGTACAACCGTTCTAGTTTTAAAAGATTCAATAGATTGATTGATAACCGATGCCTCTTGTTTATATCTTTGATATCCAGGATGAGATTCATCATTGGGCAAATCTTTCAATTGCCCTGTAGGACGTTCTGTTTTTTCTGCATTTGATAGCATTAATGTGCCAGCGTCCACAGCCTGACCTCGAAGTATGGTTGCCATTGATCTCACCTGTTCCGGCATCCGTTCGTTGGATAATTGTCCAAAAAGGTATTTAGAATCAAATAAGTTTTTTATTACACCTTGACTGTATTGCCCCTTAGAGGCTAAATCCTTAGCGTGCATCGTAGAAATGACTACTTGGTGAACCTGCAACATGAGTCTTTGCAAGTCAGACATAGTATCTCTTGATGTCTTGTCTGTAGGTAAACTACTACCTACAGTGTCATTAAATTTTTCGACAAAACCAGGAGATCGAAATAAGTGATGTGTCGCATGAACGTTTGCCCCTGACGATCTTAGACCTGAATCATCAAGGATGTTCATTGCACTGCTCGGATTATAAACACCTATTTTAAACGGGAAAGTTAAGGGATCTTTTTCTAAAATTGCAGATGCAAAACCTTTAGGTGTTGCATTTGATAAATTTGAAAAAGGATAAGCCATAGCTAGTGCTTTTGTCTTAGTCCCTTCATACTCCGCCGCTTTTGCATACCTGTAAGCACTTGCGCCACCAAGAGAGAAGCTGATAGCCGAAGCGTCGTTTCCTTGTTCTCTAGCCAGCCTTGTGTGAGCTAAAGCTTGAGCGGCGGCTACGTCCGATCCTAGAGGATTTAGCGAATAGGCGATCTGTCTTACCGCATTCTTTATAGTTGGAGATAACGATCCCATCCCAGGGAGAAGTTTTTTTATTAATACGTCATCAGTCCACTTATCTATTTCAGCAGTCCTTTTGCTAACATCTGTGTCCAAATTTTCCACTGGTAACAATTTTATATTCTTCCCAACAATAGGTTCTAAGGAAGTAGCGAGTGCGCGGCCACCCTGTCCGAACTTATCCTCAGCACCCCCGATTACAGAAACCACCTTTTGTCCAGGCTCTAGTATAGGGAAGGTTGCTTTTCTTGCTTGGTAGTGAGATTCGGACAGCTTGCTTGTATGATAGGACTGCATCCCCTGTATAAAATTAAGAATTGGTTGAACTTCTTTCATCAAAGGGAGAATAACTTTGTTCGACAAGTCAGTGGGTTGAGCTTCTTTTATGATTGTCGGAATAAATCTCCTCTTGTGTTCATCCAACGACAAGCTTGATTTTTTGGAAGAAATTGTTTCAAACTTTTTCTTTAATTCAGGCTCTTCGGACAAAATTCGGTCAACAGCTTCAATAGAGGATGGAGTGTTTTTATTAGATTTATACTCTTCCTCAAGATTTGCGATTACTTGTAAATCTCCTAGCCTATTAAGCTGTTTTTGCATTTTAGTTCTTTTTCCGGCAGCAAATTTAGCTTTATCGAAACTACCGCTACTGATTAATTCTGCAAAAAAAGTTTCATAGACCTGGGACTTTCCTATAATTTCTTCATCAACTAGCCTAAATCCATCTTGAATTTTTTTAGCAAACTGTTTTGTACTTTTCCCTGTTAATTTAATAGACATCGATCTACCGATTTCTTCAGTAAATCCAACTGCAATATTATCAATACCTTTACCTATGGCATCAGCTACTTTTCCTACAGCCCTAAACGGCGACATGGCTATATTCGCAGCCATATTCACAGGTGACATAATTACACCCTTTACGACATCTCCTACAGTATTGTTTTTATTTCCACTGCCGTTATTGTTAACGCTAACATTAGCTGTAACCTTTCTTTGCCCTAATTTATCTAATTCCTTATTTAAGTTAGTTAATTCCCCGTCATCAACAAAAACTTTTAAAGGATTGTTTTTAAAATAAGTTTGTGTTTGCTTAAAGTGAGTTACCTTTAAGTCAAAATGTTTATTAAGGTTTTTTAGCGAGTCATCATTAACGCCTATAGTTAAATTAAGATCTTTCTCTAGAAATTGAGCTTGTTTAATAGCCTCAACCCTAGCCTTCTTTATATCTTCCATTAGCTTGGAGTAATCACCAACTAACTCAACAACTAATTGTGGTAATTCCATATAATTTACTCTTCTAATAATAAACTGATTGAGGCTAGAACTTGAGGACTAACTAAACTATTCTCAAAGGCAAACTTAATACAAGATTTTGTTTCTTCACTAATGCCCGCCTTGTCGGTTTTAACTTCATTCTTGAACGGTAAAAAATCAGTCCACGAAATATTTTTACCGCCCAAGAACCCATAAACCACTTCCGCCAACCTTGCTGTTGCAAAGCTTTTTTCGTTAGACTTGACCCTATCAATTTTTTCCAGTCTTGATAGGGTGTCTAAAATTACAAAAGGCGGAAGTTGGAGGAAATTTACCCAGCTACTAAATCTACTGTCTTGGATTCCGTGCTTTTGGATCTGGAGGTAGATGGTGTACCAGTCAATGTCTTGTCCGCTTCCACTTCCATATCCATCTTCTTCACTTCCTCCAGTGGAGTTAGTGCTTTTTTTTCACCTTCAGGATCTTCTATAATGTTGAGGCTTTCGGATTGGTAAAACTCAAAGACGGCTTGGATTAATTCTTGGGGAAGTCCTGCAATGTCAGCAAAGCTTAAATTCTCGCAACCTAGGACATACTGGCGGTCAAAATTATCGTACAAGAATCCAAGTTCTCCGTCTTTAATTTTTCCGGGAGATTTCTCAATCACTACGTCCTGGACTTCAGAATCGTGATTTCCTTTAACTACCAGAATTACATCACCGAATTTAATATTTGTCCCATCAGGAAGAGGGTATCCTAACTCTTCGATCTTAATTTTTTCACTATTTATTAAGACACTTTCTAGTAGTTCTACATGATAAGCGAGTCGTCCCGGAACAAATACGGGTTCGGGATTACCTTCGACGTAAAAACCTCCCATGATGGTTTTGGCGACAAAATTCCAAATTTCTAAAGTTGGAACTTCATTCTTGTTTAATTCGCTTAATTCTTCTTCGTACTCACTTAATACTGTATCTTGATCACTGGGAAAAACTCTAGTCCCGTCAACTTCCTTACCAAAAATGTATTCCGAAGCTTCTTCCCTGCTTATATCTTTATCCTTAGCAATACCTTTAATTACGGCATTAATTACGCCAGTAACTTGTTTTTTAGTAGCCGAATATTTTTTAACTTGTAACGACTCACCGGCTTTTACATAGCCCAATCTTTGCAAATACAAATAGCCGTGATTTTCTGTACCGACAGCGACGATTTCTGCCTTTTTTTTCTTGGAATTGGAAGGTTTTACTTTTAGCACAATTCTATCTCCAGGTTTGTGTTAATTATGGTTGTGTTGTTGTCTTTAACTTCTGGGGGAATTTTTATCTTAAATTCTTCCCCCGTTTCTGAGAATAATGAAAGTTCTCCAGATAATCCGCCCCTAAAAAACGCCGCGCCACATAAAATTTTTGTCTCGCTAGAATTAAGTCGGCAGTTAAATAACGCAACAATGTTTTTAGATATATCTGCAAGGACTTTCATTTAAAATTAGTATCCTGATTATGAGTAAGGGTCGACCCAAGTAAAGGAAGTCCCTTGCAAGTGAGCGGTAAAGGAATACTTTTTAACTTCGTTGTAACTACCGGGCTGGCTGTAGTCCGTAATTAAAATAGCCGCTTCAATAATTTCGCCGTCTGGATAGACAGCGTAGAAATACAATTCGCGTCCAAAATAGCCGCCATCTCTTTGGGTTTGCTTAATAAGCTGTAGCGCAGGATCTCCGCCAACTGGGGAATCGTAATGGTTTTCTACGCCAGAGAATTGGATGGTTCTATCGCTACGGATGGCCTTTTTCTCAGTTCCAGTGCCACTTAAAGTATTGGTTGTGTCCACTGTGGTTGTTTGAGCGGCCAAGGGGAACTCTTGAATCCCGTACATGGGGAGCAAATCATCAACAACCCTTGCTGTACTTGCGGTAGCGATCGCGTATTTTGAACTAAAGATGGGAATGTTAGTCGCTGTAGTCGCTACGGTCACATCTTCCGAAATGAGGACATAAGTTCGCGCTTTATCCCCATCCTTGAAGAAGGATAGTGCCATACCTGCTTTTAAGTCTGTCGCTACAGAAGCAGTACAAGTAATTACGGTCGCGCCAACAGCGACGGCTACTGTAGACGTAAGAGTTCTTGCGACTACAGTTCTTGTGCCTTTGGGCAATAGTAAGATTCCTGCACTAAAACCCTCTAAAGATGTAGTGTTGTAAGCTAAAGGCATAGTTATTTTTTCCTTTAAAAAAATTAAATCATCACCCTGTCGGCAATATAAATTCTTGCCTGTTCAATCACCTTTTCATCTGCCGGGGTATTCGTAAATCTTGAAGTTACATAAGCCCTTCTAATCCTCTCTACCGCTAAACTTAAATTAGGCGTTGCTGCCCAATTTTTAAGGGTGATTTCCCAAAGTCTAGGGTGATATTTCATCCCAGCAGAAGATGAGCGAGGATCGCCAGATGGGATGTGGTTAATCAAAATCTCTAATCCGTTACTACTAGATGGCGGATTTACTCCGCTACCGGATACCCAAATACTAGGAATAGGAACTCCGCCTTTATATGTCCCCACAAGTCCTGTGAGCAAATTTAAAAGTTCCGTCCTTAGTTCTTTTGAGGTCATTTTTATCTAACGGTAAGGGAGTAAGAGTTAATTAAGCCGCCTAAATCTACGATATCTCGTGGACTTCCCACCAAGTCACCACTTTTACGAAGGGTGTATCGTGGCCAGTTCCAAATGGGACTTTTTATGGAATCTTGCATCTCGTTGCCGAAATTACTACTAAGTTCAAAAAAAGAGTTTTTAATCGCATCCCCTAATCTCTTACTTTTACTAGAGTTAAGAATTGTTCTTGAAAATTCTTCCTTAAAATTAAAGCTATCGGCAGTTACCCAAACCCAAGGCCTTGCTGGTGCGGATTCACCACTCTTAAGAGTCCATCCCTCATGCAGTTTAGCTGCATAATCAACGTCCCACTTAAAAGTCGCTACCTGAGATTTGGGTAAATTTACAAGTTTTTCCCAATCGTTTGTTTTTACCATTATATCACAAGGTATAAAAAATTACATTTAATTTCTCAGGGAAAGGTTTAAATATCCAAAAATAACCTCTCCAAACCTCATAGTTAAAGACGAAAAAATAGGCTGTACTATGGGTAAGAATTTAAACTTACCTACATATTCTCTATCGCCTAAATCCAAGACAGCGTTAGCCTCAATCTCTAAGTCAAAAACTAGAGGAAGAGTTGAAGGCATCCAAATATTATTATTGTTTAAAGTTAAAATATTACCCTTAAGAAAAATATCAGTAATTTGGATACCTGGCATTTGATAATGAATAGGGTTTTTGGATTGCGCCACCCTAGCAAAAACTTCTACATTAGTTTTCTCCTCAATGGGGTTGCCGTAATCATCTTCTGTAAAGCTCCCATTACCTGCGAGTAAGTTAATTTTTAAATTAGGGTTATTTAACATCTTAAGTCCGAGGTCTATATTTATAAAATAACGGCAAAAGATTAGCAAATGGTTTTAAATCATTAAAATCTTGGTAGACTATTTTCGCTCCCTGCGAACTCTCTTCTTTAATTATCTTCTGCTCTCTATATAGAACTTCTGCGATAGCTGCAATTACAGATTTAATTTTTAATATCTCTTGGGATTGGGAAGTTGCGGAAAAATTTAAACCTGCGCTGTAAGTAATTCTTATTTCTTGAGTTACGTTATTGCTACGACTCCTTCGTATACCTCTAATAATATTGGCATTTATATAGTTAAAATTATTAAGTTCTAAACAATCTCCAATTAAAAAGTAATTTTCTGATGGTAAAACTTCCCAATTTTGGCTAACTGGGATATCACCAAAACTAACAAATAAATTATTATACCTAACTTCTACTAAATTAATTGCCGTTACGGGAGCATAAACTAAGGCTATTTTATTTAAACCTAAAACCCTTTCTAATACATAATCCTTAATTACCAATTCCCGATTTGCGCCCAAGGATGATTCGCACAGAGATTGAGATCGCAAAATAAGTCCTTCTAATTCTAGATTACCAAGGACGGACAGCGATGGCGAAAGATTTCTCAATTCCTGTACGGTTAAAATCATCTTAATTAATTTCCTAGCCTTGGGCAATTATCTTTGGAAAAATTTTCTGCACAAACAGGTTCGTCTGTCTGGTTAGTTTGGTATTGCGCCCCACAATTTTGGCAGTAGGGAATATTGTTTCTTTTGAAGTATTCTGTAGAATAAACGCCCATTGCTTTTTTTATTACTTTTGCTTCTACCGCTGGCGTTTTAGTTTTGGTTGGAGGTTTTTTAGTTTCCTCAACCGGAATATTTTCGTTTTCTTCTGGCACTTTCTTATCCTTAAATTTAATCTTAAAAGTTACCCTTAACTTAAGTTAAGGGTAAAAAACTTAAACAGCCCTACGCGCAACTCTTAATTTAGCGCAACGAGTTTGTTGTCCTGCTGGGGAAGCTAAAGCTGCATCCAAGTCAATAACGCCAGTTTGTTCACGGCTAATCCAGATAAAAGATTCTCCCATGTTAAATGGAGTTGTACCAGAAGCGCGAACTTCCATTGGTAATGCAATACCGCGACCGACCGCACCGTAGCTAAATACGAAACAGTCTTCAGTAACGGTTGCACCCGCGCCAAAAGTAGTTGTGTTTACGGTTGGATCAGATCCACCTGGCGCACCAACACCCCATGTATTGCCTGAGAAAATTTCAAAGCCGCAATATTGACCGACGTAACCTGAGCTTTGTCCGATTTCAATTCCAGAAGCCGCACGGAGAACGTTAGAAATATTCTGGCGTTGTTCTTCAGTTACAGGAGAGTAAAGCTTGCCTAAAGATTTCTTTAGATTGTCTAAGGATTTAGGGGGAACTGTCAAAATGTAACTGTTATTAGGCAAAGTTGGCCATTGGTCGGCGTAAAGCTGGGAATAAACAGAAGACAGGAAGTCTTCAGTTAAAGTACCGTCATCTGTTGCGGCAACGTTAGCCGGAACGGACGTTACTTCACCCTTATCGTTGTAATAAACTTTAGTTGTCTTAAAGTATTCCTTACGCACCATCAAATCTTCAAATTTGAAGTAGTGCTGCATTAATACTTTATCCAACACTGCCATTAAGTCAATTAATGACGTAGCTTCAGTAAATTCTGGAATAAATACAGGGCGGTTGCCTACTCCTGTGCTCAAACCTAGACCCCATTGAGCAATAGTTAATGGGACTGTGGTAATTTCCAAGCCTTGAGAATCCGTAGAAGTACCACGAGAATAATTAATGCTGGTATAGGTGTCGGTTGTGCTGATCAGGAAGTCGTTAACATCTGTAGGATCGGCTAAATTATTAGCGCGAGGAATCAGGATGGATTTATTGGGCGCAGATGTTGAGTCATATATAGTGGAAGCAAACTGCCACCAAATATTATTGGAGTTGTGAGTTTCTCTCATTAAAGCTGAGAGAACATCCAAGAAAATTGCGCCAATGCTGCCGCTCGATCCAATAGTTGGCCCGGCCGCACGACCAGAAAGAAATCCGCCACCCTCAGAAGATTTAAAGTGATTTTCTAATTCTTTAACCAAAGGAGAGTGTTTCCAATTACGCAAACCCTTAGTGGCTTGCTCTTCACGGAAGTGATCGTGCATGAATCTAGCTAAAACATTATGATTCCGTTGGACTGCAACCATTCCATCGTGGCGAACTTCTGTAGGTTCGGCTTTGGAACTGTTAAATAAGTCAATAAATTCTTTAGCTAAACCTTGCATGGCAAACTTTGGGGTATTTTTAACGGCGGGGACGACTTCAGATCCGGGGCGGCCAATTAACTGCGAAATATCTTTAAGGGTATCAGCTAATTGCTGGGCTTTTAATCTCTCGGCGCGTTCTTGGTCTAATTCTTGTTTTAAGCTTGAATTTTCTGCTAAGGCTTGAGATTTTTCTTGTTCTAGAACTAAATTCATTTCCCGAACTGGAGTTACTGTTTCAAGAATTAATTTTCTAACGGCTTCTAAATCTAAGCCTTGAGACTTCAACTCTGCTACGGCTACAATCTCCCTTTCCTCTAGCGCAGGAACGGGGTCGGGAGTTGAAGATTTAACTTCTTCTAAAGGTGTTAGTGGAGGCATATTTTTACCTTTAATTTGAATAATTTTAGGCTCATCTTTTCCATTGCGCTGTAGGCTTTTGCCTACTCCTACCGTCGGATCGGCAGGTACGCTTGCATGGGATATCTCAAATATTTCCCAATTTTTACTTATCCTGACTGGGTAATAACCCCTGTCTGCGAGTCCGTATTTTTCAATAAGAGCGGCGGCTTCTTTCTTGGGAAGTTCGGTGTATTCATCCTGTACTTGGTACATGAACGAAACACCTTTACGAGTACCCTTTTGGACTAAGTTATATAAGTCTCTACCCTCTGCGTTGTCGTCGTACTGGACATCGCAAATAGCCTTACCTTGGGAGAAATTTACCCCCATTACTATGCCGCGTTGCAAATCCCAATTATGATTCCAAAGAATTGGGCAGACACCTTCTGTAACCCTTTGAGTATTGCAACAGCCTGGCTCATGGGAAAGAACTTCGTAATATCTCTCATCTTCCCAGTAATCGTATCTAAGGATTGGATATTCGGAAGAAAAAACAAAACTTGCGGTTAAGTTTCCTACTACTTCTTCCCCACTCTCCTCTTCCTCCATATCCTTATTTAAATTTAAAGATTTTGAGAAGTTGGGAAGAATTTCCAAATTAAAATATCGCGTAGCTTGACCTACGGCAATTTCACCATCCTTAAGTTCTAACCTTGCATTTTTCTCTGACACTTTTTTTAAGGTTAAAAAAACTGATTAGTGCTTATTATAACATTCTTTATGGGAATGTGCTATAAACAAGTATAAATCTTTACTCCTCTAAGAAAATGTTTAACGAAGTTTATGCTCCGTCCGCAAAACCTGTGTTTTACCGCACTTATTCAAGAAGTAAAAAAGAGACATGGCAAGATGTTTGTGACCGGACAATTACGGCATTAATTTCTCTGGGAAAATTAACTAAGGCTGAGGGTGACTTAATTAGGCGATCGCAGGAAGAATTTAAAGTATTAAGTAGTGGAAGGTGGCTGTGGTGTGGCGGAACAGACTGGTTAAAAAAGCCAGAAAACGTTTACGGTGCTTATAATTGCTCATCCACAAACATTACAGACTGGGAAGCATTAAGCTTAATGATGAATTTGGCTATGCAGGGATGCGGGACTGGCGCAGTGTTGGAAGATAAATATATTAAAAATCTTCCTATTATAAGGAATAATTTAAGCGTAGAGATTGTTAATTTACCTGGCACTGTAAAAAAAGAAAACAGGCACGATGACACTATCGTTAGCGGCGCGCGCGGACAAGTTAACATTTTTGTTGGAGATAGCCGTAAGGGTTGGGTAGACTCTTACCTTACACTTCTAGAGTTGTCTTCAAGGGAAGATTTAGCGAAAAACGTTAAAGTTTTCGTTTGCTTAGGTGCGGTAAGAAGTAGTGGGGAAAAACTACGGGGTTTTGGCGGAACAGCTAATCCCATAGCTTTAGCTGGGATGTATGGAAAATTAGCTAAGATTTTAAACGGGGCTATAGGTCGCCAACTTACCGCTTTAGAGTTATGCAAGTTAATTGATGAGGCTAGTGTTACAATTGTAGCCGGAAATATAAGAAGGTCGGCGGGCATGAGACAGGGTTCGCCAGAAGATATAGAGTTTGCGACCGCTAAAGATAACTTGTGGCAACAAGACAATGAGGGTAACTGGAAAATAGATCCTGACAAAGATTGCTTAAGAATGGCTAATCATACGTTAGTTTATCACCGTCGCCCAACTTTAGAAGAGGTCAAAAAAAGTGTGCAAAAACAATTCCACAGCGGTGAAGGTGCAATTCAATGGGCTGGCGAAGCGGTAGCTAGAGCTAACGTGGATTTACTCTCTAATAAGGATTTAAAAAATAAGTTTTTAGACTTATACAATAAGTCCTTAAATGAAGCATTAAATTTTTTAGCTAAGTTAGGGCTGTTGAGTATTGCTGAAGCGGAAGAAAGGATGTCTAGGTACGCTACCAACCCTTGTTTTCGTGGGGATATGAAAATATTAACTAAAGATGGTTACAGAACATTCGAGTCGTTGGACGGTCAAGATGTAGAGATAATTAACGCAGAGGGCAATGTTTCTCTATCTCATATATGGTGTTCAGGTGAAAAGGAAACCGTAAGGGTAGGAATGGGGGCTTATGGAAGTATTCACTGCACTCCAGATCACTCTTTTTTAAATATTGATGGCAAAAGAGTTGACGCATCTGAATTAAGACCGGGTGACAGATTAATGCCATTCTTAAAAGTGCCAGAGCATAAGAATAAAATATTCGTTTGTTTAGGATTTGTCCAAGGTGATGGTCAATTATCTGATTTATCTGATTTGAAAGGCGACAAAAAAGGGCAACTAGGTGTTGCTGTCAACATAGGTAAAAAGGATCAAGAAATCCTAGAATTTTTCCAAGAAACGGAAGGTTTGAAATGCAAGAAACATGGCGAAAGGCGTATTTATGTTAACGGACTGAATGAGTTAATTGACAAATACGACTTTTCTCTTTACACCCTTCCATTTCGCGCACTCCCATCCACTTATAAAGGCTGGGACTTAGACATAAAAGCATCGTTCTTGTCTGGACTTTATTCAGCTAACGGCAGTGTTCTAAAAAACGGCAGAGTGACCTTAAAGACGACCTGTAGAGAAATGGGCGAACAGGTTGTTGATTCTTTAAAAGCAGACTTTGGCATAGAAGCTTATATTACCATCAACCGACCGTCAACCGTATCGTTTCCTAACGGTATTTACCAATGTAGAGAAAGTTACGACGTAAATATTCAGCAATACAAAGGGAGACTTTCATTCTTCAACCAAATCAACTTTATTCATTCGTACAAGATTGATAAATTTGCCAAAACTCTCTTGGCAACCTCTCCCTCAATATCGGTAGTAGAAAAACAAGGGATTGTAAAAGTTTATGATTTTTCTGAACCAATAACGCACTGGGGTGTAGTAGAGGGCTTTGTCGCGCATAATTGCGGAGAAATTGTGGGTAACAATTTTTTCTGCGATCTCGCTGAAGTACACCTAAACACGCTAGATGGAAAAGACTTAAATAGTTTAAGAGACTCATTTAGGGCTGCGGGTTTAATTGCAGCCGTACTATTAAATGACAAATTCCCTGACGAGAGATATCAAAAATCTAGGGAGTTAGACCCTATTGTTGGCGTTAGCTTTACTGGCTTATTTGACTTTTTCGTTAATTTATTTGGGGAAAGTTGGTTGCGCTGGTGGGAAGGCGGCAGGGAGGAATACTCAGACAGAGACTTTATCACATCAAAGGATTTAGAAAATTGGATAGAAACATTCCCAGATGAGGTAGTTGAAATTATTAACGATTGGAATAAAAGCCAAGGGAAATTTGCTATAAAACACCCCGGCGTTTGCAACGGACTACTTTTTAAAGCCTTGGAAGAATTTTACCTGACGCTTTTTAAAGATGAAGCCCATAAAGCAGTTTGGGAATACTGTCATGCACATTCGCTTAAACGCCCCAATAGATGTACTACGGTGCAACCAAGCGGGACTAAGAGTCTCTTAACTGGCGCGTCTCCTGGTTGGCATCCTCCAAAAGCTGCTAGATTTATCCGTCGGATTACTTTTGGCAGAGACGACGCAGTAGCTTTAGCTTGTATGGACTATGGCTACGGTATTATTCCTTCCCAATCTTGTAAAGATGCTGAGGGTAATTTATTAAACGATCCATTTGACCCAAGAGTTACGGAATGGTTGGTAGAAATTCCCACAAAAACTAGCTGGGCGGATAACATCGGGGAAGATGTAGATATAAGCAAATTTAGCGCAAAAGCCCAATTTGACTTTTACCTACAAGTACAAAATTACTACGCAACTCACAATACTTCAGCAACTTTGGAAATACGTCAAGAGGAAATTGGGGAATATGCACAACTCCTTTACCAGAACATCCAAAATTGTGGCGGATATAGTTCTGCGGCACTTTTGGCAAGATTTGACAGTGGCGAAACTTTCCCTCGTCTGCCATTTGAGCCAATTTCTAAGGAAAAATATGAAGATTTATGGGGAGAGGTTTTAGCTCGCCGTAAAAATAGTAGTTTTGATAAACTTTTGCAAATAAGGTTAAGCGCAGCGGAAGTGGAAGATTCTCAAGTTGGCCCGGCCGGATGCGACTCGGATAAGTGCTTATTTAAGGAAGTAGGCAAATAAACCCGTCAGGTAAATTACAATAAATCCTCCAAAGGCTTATACAAAAGCACTTTGGAGGATTTTTAACTTTAAGCCCACGTCAGGTAAAAAGGGGTATTTTTGTAAAAGCGTCAGGTAAAATCCTTATTAGAGAAGAAAACGCTTGACGCGATTTGTGTGACGTTTCCCTAAAAACTCCATTTTTACTTGACGTTTTTTAGACTATTTCTACCCAACCCTCGCCGTCGTAAACAAAAAATTTAGTCAAGGTTGAGTTAAAATAAATCTGATATTGAGCCAAACTTGTAGTTGGCGCAGCACTTAATACTCCTAAAAATCTATAAGTATGTTGGGCAACTGATGATGCGGTAATAACTTGAATTTTATCCGCCGGCGTAATATTGGCGGAAAAGTTAAATGAATCAATTTGGCTCAATGGCGTAATAAGCTGAATCTCTCCCGAATAGGCAATTGGGATTTGTCCACTCATGGCCATAGTTTGCCCCGCGCTAATTACTAAATCTAATTTGCTGCCAGCCGCGGGGATTTTAAATAAGTAATAGCCACTGGGGAATAAGCCCAGTCTTTGCTGTGTGTCGCCTATAAAAATAATTCCCAACGATCCGTAAAACTGTTGGATATTTTGGAGTGTGAATGTAAAAGTGTCACCGGGGCTTATGGTGAGGTTTATAAATTCCGCAGATTGGGAAGTTAAATCTATTTGTTTTTGACGCTTAGGCATATCTATAAAGTAAGTAATTATTTATATCAGTATATCCTAAATTTATATTTTTTAATTTACCTATTGACCGACGATAGAAAGGTGTGGTATAACCAGAATGAAGTTAAAGAGTAAGAGAGGAATATAAAGATGACTAAAACAGAAGTAATTGAATTGATGAAGTCCGCGTCTAGCGAAGAAGATTGGAATAACAAATGCGATCAAGTAAAATCTGCTTGCGGCGGATATCCCGATTAGGGAATGTTCCGAACAAAGAATGTTGCAAACTTGGACAAGTAATAAAAATTGTCGCGGTAGAAATTTTAGGATAGTCAGGTAATTAAAAAGTATGCCAGAAATAAAATACATAAAATGCCCTAGTTGCGGATGGGTTGGGGATTCCAATCCTACGCCAGCAGAAATTTATGGAAGTTTAAAAACTGAAGTTCCGACAGTAATAAAAACTTTACAATTAAACAGATCTCTTGGCAATTACGGTTTTAGCGGGAGTTATGCTGAATGTCCAAATTGCGGAAAAGATTTATCGGACGGAAAATTTAACGTAAACCCCGATTATTTATGCTAAAATATTATCGTGGTTCTTAGCTTGAGTCACTCCTCACTATTTACTATGGTAATCCCTTAACTCAGCACCAGAAGTTAAGGGATTTTTTTATTAATTATTCCTTCCCTGCGCCCGCACTTAACTGTTGATTTTGGGTTGATTGGTTTTGAGCTTTCATTAAAAACTCTTGTCCGTTAACTGCCCAAATTCCCCAATCTAATTCAAAGCCACCCCTTTTAATGACATTTTCATAGTACGATTCATACCCGAATTTCATGCAATACTCTAGGCTAATGCACCACTTAACCTGAGTTCCGACCAACCCTCGCAAAGCTTGGATATTTCTTGAGTACATCAATGCGGGTTGGTTAGCTATATCCTTACCTGAGTTTGATTCCATTCCCAACCCTGGGAAAAACCATAGCGGTACGCCAGGCGGCACTAACTCTTCCCTAAGCTTCATCCAATAATCAAAAACGCCCTTAAGACTTTCATTACCATTACTATAAGCTTTTCTTACGTCAGCTTTATTTAACAAGTAAAGGTTGGAAATTAAGCCTTGTGCTAATTGCGATTTATGCTCAAGCATATAAGCTTCTTTGTATTCTTCATCCGCGCCTTCGGGCATGAGATGAAGCCAAGGAGAAATTGCGGCGGCTCGGACAGCTTGGGCGACATCTGGACGGTGTTCTTTTAAGTATTCGTAAGCTTCAACTGACTGTAAAAATAAGGAGTCGCCATACCTTCCTGAAGCTCCTAATTCTTCATATTTAAAATGCAATATTTTCCAATCAGGAAATACCCTATCGTCAGGACTTTCGCTAATCATTTTCCTTTGTGAATAAGTTCCTTTTAGTTCCCCTTCACTATTTACATCCACAAACATAGAGAAAGTTGGGAGGTATTGGATTTTTTCTATAAAGTAATCTTTCTTATTTTTACTGTCGAAGTTTAATCCTAATTCTGCAAAACTATCGCCAAACCTCAGCATCCTCCTTACGCCTGGCTCTAAGGCATTACCTCCTAGAACTAAATCTTTTCCAAATTGCCTTGATGCCATTTCTTTACTTACACTAATTAAATTTTTATCTACTTCTACGTCATCCATCTTAGGGTTAACTTTCCAACTACGAACTTCGCCATTTTCTCTAATAAAAACATCCCTAGCTAAAATACTACTAGAGTGTCGTACCTCTGGATTCCATATTGACATCTCGATCAATTGGTGAGTTAAATAGCCATCCCCCATAATTGTTCTAACGGGAATTTCCGGTAATCCTAAGCTTAAATTTCTCTTAGAAGCTAACCCCAAACGTAAAGACTCAGAAGATCCTGTAAACCCTCGCGGTTTTCTTATCCTTGCAAGGATTTGCGTGAAAATGTTTTTTACTCTTTGGAAAAAATTAATACTAGGCATAATTTTTATTTTTTTACTTTTGGGACTTGACGACGGTATATAAACCATGTATTATATAATTATACTTTTAAATGTATAAAGAGAGGTAACTATGGAAGGATTAAAAAAAATAAACATTGGCGACATTTACTGGATGCCTTCAAATAAACCTATTGATAAAAAATCAATAGATATTAAATTAATAGTTACTAAAGTAGGCACTAAGTTTATCTATGCTAATAATGAAGATACAAATTGGGAGTATAAGTTTACTTTTAAATCTGATGGTGTACTGGATTTAGTAAATAATATGTGTTCCGGTAAAGCTTATTCTGAGGAGCAATGGGAGAAGCAAAAGCTAATTATCAAGTTGGATAAATTAACTCAAAAATTCAAACAAGAGTTTTCGCAAATTAATAATTCTACAGACTTTAAAAAATATCAAGAGTTGGTTAGCGAAATGAATGAATTGTCTCAAAAGATTTTAAATCTATGAAGATCGCATACAACAACCCTCAAGCTATAACCGTCCTTCCCAATAATGCAAAATTAAAATACGAACATGACTTTAATTGTTTAACAGAAATAGTTAAAGATAAAAATTTTAAACCATTCCTTAAGTGGGTAGGAGGCAAAACTAGATTAATTCCTCAATACGAAGAATTAGGATTAATCCCCGCCGAATTTAATACTTATTTTGAGCCATTTTTAGGTGGCGGCGCAATGTTTTTCCATTTACAAAATATAGGATTAATTAACCGCGCACTTTTAAGTGACTTAAATAAAGACTTAGTTAATACTTACAAAGAAGTTAAGGATAATTTAAGTAAATTAAAACAAGTTCTTTTAAAGGATTTCGCAGAAGCTCACAATAAAGAGTTTTTTGAAGAAGTTAGAAATAAGCAATTTAAGAGTGATGTTTATAATGCTGCAAAATTTATCTACTTAAACAAAGCTTGTAGATCGGGAATGTACCGCGTTAATAAAAGCGGCAGTTTTAATGTTCCTTTCGGACTGCCGGGACAAACTATTTACCAACCTGAACTTTTAACTAACAGTAATTTAGCCTTAAACAGTAATAATGTAGCGGTAGTTAATACATCTTTCTTTAATATTAGTCATTTGCCTCAACCTGGCGATTTTGTATTTTTAGATCCACCTTATCATGGGACTTTTAATGGTTATAACAAAAGCCCGTTTGGGGAAGATGAGCAAGTTAAATTAAGAGACGTATGTAGGGAATACAATGAAAATAAAATAAAGTTTTTACTTTGCAATTCTCACAATAGTTTTATTTTAGATTTGTACAATGGGGATGAATTTAAAATTAATGAAGTTTGGAGAAATGGTACGATAAATAGTAAAGGCGCGGAAAGAGGTAAAGTTAAGGAGTTAATTATTGGTAATGTATGACCCATTTTTAAACACAATAAAAATACTTCATATAGAGGTATTGTGGCAGATGCTTTATAACATAAAAGAAAGCGTAGAAATATTGGAAAAACAATCTGTGGCGCAGGAGAAAAGTAAGGATTATAAAAATTATTATAAATCCTTTAAATACCTAAATCAGTGCCGCTGGAAAGTTTTGGAGATTAGCAAAGAAATAGAAAGTAGGGTTTTGAAATAATGAAAAAGTTTTTATGGTTTTCGCATTTTAGCGGCGGTGGCGGCTCAACTTTGGGAGCAATCCAAGCTGGGTTTATACCTTTGCTGGGGATTGAGTGGGATAAGAAAGTGGCGGAATTATATGAGAAGAATTTAGGTAAAGTAATTTGCCAAGATATAGGAGAGGTAAGTATCCTAAGTGTTATAAAACATATTCCATTAAAAGAGGCAAGGGAAAAGAATAATGAGATTTTAATAATCCAAACTTCGCCACCATGTCAGGAGTATTCCCAATTAAAACTAAATAAAAATCCTAATTCCGAAAGTGCAAAAGTCATTTGGAAGACAAGGAAGTTTTATGCTTTATTTAGACCTGAATATGTAATTTTAGAAAACGTTAGGGCTTATGCTAAAAGCGAGGTTTATATTAAATTTAAAAATTACCTTAAGGAATTAGGCTATGAAATAAGTTTTGAGGAGATAGTTAACTGTGCTGACTATGGCGTGCCACAAACTCGCCAAAGATTAATTACTATTTTTAACTATAGAAATTTCCCTGCCGTAAGGATTAGTTTTACGCATAGTAAAAATAATGGTGAATGGGTAGGATGGTACTCAGCAATTGAAGATTTAATCCCTAATTTAAAAGAAGTTAGTTTAACCAGAAAACAACTTAACTCTCTAAGTTTAAGGAATAAAGGCTTTAGTAATGCCAAGGTAGTCGTAGAAAGAGTTGGCGTAAGGAGTGGGGTGAATAAAATCCGTGAGGAAGATTCACCAATTTGGACTTTAAAAGCATCTTTAGGAAGCGATGGAAAGGGTGCGAATAGGGAAAAGTTAATAGATGTAAGCATAAATGGCGTTGTAAAAGGCTTAAACGTGGCGTGTTTGGCTAGATTGCAGACTTTTCCGCCAAGTTATGAATTTTCTGGCAAAAACGCCTTGGATGTTCATGTAATTGGCAATTCTGTACCACCATTACTTATTAAAGTAATTTGCGAGGAGATAAAAAATACTTTTAATACTTTTGGGGATTGACGGCGGTATATAAAAAGTATATAGTAGGATTAAGTTAAAGTTAAAAAAAATGCAACTTAAAATCTTTGGGATAACTGGCGAGTATGCTATATGTCACGGCGACGGGCATTTTTTATGATCACCCTGGGGAAATTGTAGAATTAAGTTTCGTGGGAGTTAGAGTTTTTCATTTTAGTTTCTTTAGGATATTTTTTAGCCAATTAATTAAGGAATTTTCTTTAGTTGATGTAAAGGCAGCAGAATTAACCTCTTTTGTACCACCACTTTTTTCTGAAGTTAGAAAAAGTCTAAAAAGAGATATTGAAGAATATATTGATACTTTGTCCATTTCTCAAGAACAAAAACATGAACTTATCAAGTATTATGAAAAAGTCTGGGTGCTAGTTGATTCTGGTGAAATAAGTCTTGAGTTAGATTTTCATGCAGAAGTGTTGAATGTTAAGATTTTGAGGATTGTGTCCAAGTTGTGCATTGGTATTGGTGATACCAAATTTGATCAATTAATGACTCTATTCTCAATAGACAATGGATTTTACCTGGGTAAAACGCAAAGATTGTAAAGTTTTATTGCAGGATTCAACACTTGTGGATTTTCATGCTATTATTAGAGGTAAAAGATTCAATATAGATTTTAAAAGTGGATTTGGCTCAAATGAGAAAGGAAATACTAATCGACTGCTTATGGTAGCAACTATTTATTGTAATTTAGAAGATGAATATAATAATATTCTGCTTGTTCGTGCTAAAGAAGATTTGAATAACAATTACTTTAGAACTTTAAAAAATTCTCATGTTTGGAATGCGTATTGTGGTGATGAAGCTTATGAAAAAATTGGTGATTTTACACATTTCGATATCCAAAACTGGATAAATTCAAATATTGATTGGCAAAATGATTTATTAAGTACAACAGTAAGTGATCTTCAGAAATCTAATTTAATGGGATATCTACAATGGTAAGAGAAACAAGATATAGAGATAAATACCAAACTTATTTTACGTCAGATCAAGCTTTATCTTCATATATGGTTTCATTATTGAGACTAGAAGTGAATGATAAACTACTTGAACCCTGTGCAGGAGAAGGACATCTTTTAGCAGCAGCACTTGATATTAATAAAGATATATCATCTATCGCTTATGAATTACATCCTGAACACGCAAAAAACCTCAAATTAAAGTTTAGTAACTTAAAAAATGTAGAAATACGAGAAAGGGATACTATATTTTGTCCAGATTTAGACCTTTGCGAATCTTTTGATCATAAATTTACAAAGATTTTAGGAAATCCTCCCTATGGAGGCTGGCAAGAATATGAACGTCGTACAGAATTAAAAAGAAAATATCCGGGATTTTATATTAAAGAGACATATACTGTTTTTCTCCTACGTTGTCTCAAATTACTTGCACAGAAAGGAAGACTTGTATTTATTATTCCTGACACTTTTTTGTATCTTCACAGTTATATTACTATTAGACGTTATATTCTCGAAGAATTTACAATTGAAAGTATAGATGTCTTTCGTTCATCTTTATTTCCTGGTATTTCATTTGGTTATGCTGGTCTTTCTATTATTTCTATACGTGCTGAAAAACCAAAATATAACCATTCTTTTTCAGTAAGATTTGTTGACTCTTTAGGAGATTTTACAGAATCTCCTAATATGAAATCTAATGGTAATAATATCATTCAGAAAGATATTTTTGATAATGAATCTCTATCTATTCCTATATCGGCTAATGAATCAGTTTTTAATAAATTGTCAAATAATATAATTAAAATGGCTGATATTGCTGACTGTGTGACAGGTTTCTACTCAGGAAATGATAGAGTTTTTCTGCGGAAAGCATCTGCTTTAGTCAAAGGTTCTGCTGATTATTTAGTCGTTAATTCTAGTTCTATTGAAACTAAACCTTCTACATTAAAAAATCCTTTAACTGGAATAGAAGGATCAAAACATTTTATTCCTATTCTCAAAGGCGGTGGTTATAATTTTATGAAACCAACTCAATGGTATGTAGATTGGAGTCAGGATGCAGTTGAACATTATAAAACAAATAAAAAATCAAGATTTCAAAACTCATCCTACTATTTTAAAACAGGAATTGGCTTTCCTATGGTGACATCTAAACGTCCTACGGCTGCATTAATTGAGGAAAGTCTTTTTGATCAATCTATAGTAGGAATTTTTCCTAAATCTTCAGTTGATTTATATTTTCTATTAGCTTATTGTAACTCGCCAGTATTTTGGGTTTGGTTAAAAGATATTAATCCATCTGCAAATAATTCTGCTAGGTATATTTTAAAAACTCCTGTAATTTTACCAGATGAGGATACTCTAAAATATATCTCTTTGAAAACTCAAGAATTACTAGTAGAACTAAAACAAGGTAATAAACAAGTATTATGTGAAATTCTACAACAAGAAATTATTGATTCTATTATGAAATATGTTCATAAGCAGGTATCTCATAAACTGGTAGATACATCTGTTATCAATCTTCTTTCACAGTTCTAAAATTATAGAATGTGTTTATCTTGTTGTAACATAAAAACCGCAAATAGAATAAGATAAAATCTCATTTGAAAATATACCTTATTCTATCTACGTTACGGTCGAAAAATTTATTTTTTAACCCTTAATGCACCAACTCAATAGCCCGCTTAGTCAACGCTTCCGCAGTCAAACCATTAAAAGCCATCAACTCACCCGCACTAGCGGTAGTTTCCCCACGCTTCCAGGCGAAAGAATCACGCTTAGAATTACTGCGTAACATGATCGGTTCTAACATCGCCGCAGCGCCACCTGTCACACCAATTAAGGCATCTCCACCAAACAATTGCTCAAAATCGGCATCAGTTAAAAAACCGTTATCAGGTTCAGAACAAGTATCCCAAGCAGTATCATGAGGACGATATAAACGACGAGGATTGATAATAGAAACAATCTTCACACCAATACCTTCAGTTTCTAAAAAAGCCGCCGC